CCTCTGAGCAATAAGAATATATCATATCGACCGTTTCGAGTGAAAGAAGAAAAGATTCTTTTGCTTGCTCTTGAAGAGGGAACACAGCAAGCGATGTTGATAGCGGTCAAGAATATCGTGAATTCTTGTTGTGGTATAAGTGATGGTGGATCTCTTCCTATGACCGATCTCGAATACTTATTTATTAATATAAGATCAAAGTCAGTCGGTGAAGTTTGTGAACCTCAAATCAGGTGTCCATACACAGGAAAAAAATCAAAAGCAAAAGTTAATATATCAGATATTCCTCCACCAGATGTGACTAATGTTAAAGACTCCAGAATAAAATTAACTGATAAATTGGGTGTTACCCTTCGATATCCTTGTATTGACGTTTTATTAGATATTGATGTTGATTCACCCGACACAGAGCAGATGATTCAGATTGTTGCGTCTTGTTTGGATGAGGTTTGGACGGAAGATAAGGTCATGAGTTGTATAGATGTTGATATAACAGAAAAAACAAACTTTATCGAATCCTTGACATCAGAAGAGTTTCAAACTCTAGGATCATTTATACAGTCTGTACCAAAATTAACACACACCGTAAAATACTTTGTCATCGACGAGGAAAAACAAAAGAAGGAGGAGTACGAGATTACACTCACTGGGTTGAATGATTTTTTCACCTAACCCTTTCCCATAATACTTTACATTATTTCTATGTTCTAAACTTTCAAATGATGCAACATCACAAATACAGTCTAACAGAACTAGAAGAAATGTTACCGTGGGAGAGGGATATATACGTCGCACAGTTAACCACATGGTTAGAAAAAGAAAAACGACGTATAGAGGCTGCTAATGCTCGTAAACGATAATGGCTGAAACACCGTTTCTAAATTTCTTTGGAGGTGAATTTGATCCTGAGTCTGGTAGATTCAGAGATAAGCAGGGTAGGTTCGTACCTGCTCCACCTAAGACGAGTGAGCCTTCACCGACAGACGCTGAAGCCGAGATGAAAAATAAGCAAGCAGCAGAACATGTTGAAGATATAAAACAAAATACAGAGGACGCTGCTCAGGCTTTATTTGATTTTGCAAAAGAAAGAGAAAGAGATAAACAGAAAGAAAAGAGAGAAAAGCAAAAAGCAAAAAGAGGTGAAGGCACTCCCTCTGCTGATGGTTCTGATGAGAAAGATAAAAATTTCTTACAACTTTTTGCTGGTGAATTTGTTGGAGACTTTAAGGGTATAGTAAGAGGTCTTCTTTCATCTATTCCAGTCGCTGACCAAGCACTCCGAGCATTTGATAAATTAAGAAAACAACGAAACGCAAAAAAGGATGCAGGTGGTGTCGAAGGAGGAGTCGAGGATGCTCCCATCGAAGATGCAGGTGTTTTAACAGATGGTGGACTTGATGAAATTGCTGATGATGAACCCAAACCTGTTGAGGGTAACCTTGTTGAAGTCATTCTTGAATTAAGAAACGCAAACTCTTTCCTGATGAGTGTTGCTGGAAATATAATAGAGATTGATAGAAAGTTTGCAGAACTTTTAGCACACTTAACTGACAAGCCTATTGAGGACGTAGAAACGGAAAGAGAGGAAAGAAGACAAGGTAAGATTCCTGAACAAGAAACACCAGAATTAGAGGATCTTGTTGAAGGAGATGATGGGCGTGGGGGTTTACTGCGTGGGGGAGTACGAGGAATCGTAGGTAGATTTCTTCCAGCAGTCATATCAATGTTAGGTGGTCCTTTACTTTTAACTGTAGCAGGTGTTGTCGCTGCTTTGTTGGCAACTGCGGTAGTGGGTCTTGCTCTTCGTGCATTAATTAATGCAGAAACGGAGCGTAAGGCAAGAGTAGATGAAGAAGAAAGAGAAGGCGCTCGTACTGAAAGAAAACCAGTTACAAACAAAGAGGGTGAAAACATGTTCATCATCACCACGAGGGATGGTGAGGAACTCGTTGTGCCTGAGAGTCAACTCACTGGAGATCGTTTTACTCAAGAAGAGTTAGAAACCGCTCGTCCTGTTACTCAAGAAGTAGACCCAATTTCGAAAAGACCCATATCTGGTCCTTCAACTATTGAGGAAGGTCCGATGCCTCCCGCCCTTGCGGAGACATCCCCAGAGGATGCGGGATCTGACACAGAGTTTGGTGGAATCTTAGCAAACCTCGCAAGACAAGAAAGAGTGATTCTAGATGATGTTATCTCACAAATTCGTGGTAAGAAAGGACTCAATAAACAACTTAGAAGAAACCTTTCTGATTATTATAATTTATTAGAGAAGCAATCTCCAGAGTTTAAAAAAGCACATCCCGACTTATACGAACCTAATAAAAACGCATTCTATAAAGCGGGTGAGGGAGCGTATATGAAAGGTTCTAGGGCACTTCTCTTCCATAAACCTAAAGATGGTAAGGACCGATATCAATCTGAGGGTCATGGTGTTCATAGAGCAATTCTCGATGGAAAAGGAAATACCATTAACGAGCATAGCGCATCTGAATATTTGGGTCGTAAATTAATAATACCAAATAACGAAAACCCTACTGAAACCGAACTTGCTCCTACACCAAGAGATCAAAACATAGAAAGAATCCCACCAGAGACAATGAGTGGGAACGCAGCAGCATCTCCAGTAGTACCATCACCCGATGGAGGATTTGTTGAACCAAACCCCATTGATACTGTATCAGCAGATGCAATTAGAGCAGGTGTTGATATGGAAGTTTTATCAGCATCTGCATCACCCACGGCTGGAGGAGGAGGATTCCTAATGAATCAAGTTGATGCTTCTCAATCTACCTCTAACCAAACCTATGTTGACGCAAGTGGAACTGAAACACATACTCAACACGCTGCGTATAGAGACGCTGCTAGTGGTAATAGAGGTAACCTGTATGATTAATAAAAAAGAGGGCCCCGAAGGGCCCTCTGAGAGAGAAGAATAGCGTAGTATCAACTATTCTCGTT